GCGAGGAGATACATAGGATTATAACAGAATTGGTTGATGTTTGTACATTCAATAAACTAAAGATGGATACAATGCCAAATTTTGATATTGAATTAATCTTCTTAAATTTGAGAGCTAAGTCTGTTGGGGAAAACACTAATCTATCCTTACAATGTAATAATTGCGAAAACAAAATAAATTTTGAATTGGATATTACCAAGGCAGAAGTTAAAAAAGATCCTGCGCACACTACAAAGATATTGATATCTGACAAAATTGGATTGGAAATGCGTTATCCAAAATTTGACGAAATGATTACAATATATCAGAATTTTAAATCTGAAAGTGTTGTTGAACTTCTTTGTTCTTGTATCAAGTCTGTTTATACCGACGAACAATTATATGATGATTATACCAAAGAAGAACTAATAGAATTTGTCAATTCTTTTTCGAAGAATCAGTTTTCAATGCTAGAACAATTTTTTGTTACTATGCCAAAAGTAGTACAGCATATTGAACAAGATTGTCCAGCTTGTGGCGCCCATAACGAATTAAATCTGGAGGGCCTGCAGAATTTTTTCGTCTAACTCTTTCACACGAAGGTCTGGTTAACTATTATCAATTAAATTTTTCGCTTATCAATAATCACAATTATTCATTATCCGAATTAGAAAATATGATTCCGTGGGAAAGAGATATTTACGTTACTATGTTAATAAATTATGTAAATGAACAAAATGAGAAACTTAAACACAAAAAACTCTAGGCAAATAAATGGCATTACCTCAAAACTCGTTAAGCAATTCTGATAGACAAATATTAGATACAATAAAATCGCAGAATACGCATCTTGATGCTCAGACTAAAGTGTTGCATACTTTGTCTGATTCTATAATGAGCTTTAAACGAGATCAAAAGAAAGATTATAATTCTTTGCGTAATGATATAAAAACTATGCAAAGAGAGTTCTTTACAGGCAATGCAAAGGGAATGTCTGATATTAAGAAATATTTTGAAAAGACTAAAAATAATAGACCAGAAACCTCATCCAATAAAGAAAAAGATACTGATAAAGGTTTCTTTAGATCTGCAATAAACAAATTATTTGGCCCATCTAAGTATCAACAAAAGATGATAGATGAAATTTCGATGCTTAGAGAAATAACCGAAATACAAGCAACGGACATTGGCTTTATTAAGAAACAATATGAAGAAGGTCCTCGCGCGCGTGAAAGAGAATTATTAGCACAAGCTATTGCTAGTAAATTAGATTTAAATGGTGGCGACAGCAGCAAAGGTATGTTGGGAATGCTTGGCGCCAGTCTTGTAAGTGCTCTTGGTGGTATTTTGGGAGGTCTTGGCGCAGTCATTACTGCTGCAATTGCTGCAGGGTTTGCGATACTAAAAGGATTAATTGAAGCATTATTGGGATCCAAAGGATTGCCTGGAGGGTTGCCTGATGGCGCCGATGACGCTGAACGTAAAAAAGATAAAGGAAAGGGTGGCAGAGGCCCAATACCCACAGAAGAACCTGGCAGAGTACCCACGCCGGGCGGACCCGTACCTTCACCTGTTCCTGGCGGTGGTTCTTCTCCTAGATTACCTGGACCCAACGTTCCTCAATTACCTGGGCCAGAAAAAGTCGGTAACCCAATAGAAGACAGAATGCGAGAACGAGCCTCTCAAAGAGCTGGCGGGGTTACAGACGTAAAACCTAAAATGCCGAGTATGTCTGGTAAGGCCAAGTTAGCATTAGGTACGGGCATACTGTCAAGATTGTTTGCAGGTTTGTATTCTGGCGATTTGAACGGAAATCATGATGCTGAATTGGAAGCTGCTAGAGCAAGAGGACCAACAATTGATCCGGCTAAGTTAGCTGCTACAGAAGATTTAACAGGTATACTACAAGCAAATAGTGAAAAGACAGTTGAGAGTTCGGGAAATATTAATGGTGCTTTGAAAAGTGTTATTGAAGGCTTAATAAATTTTGAACATCAAGTAGAAGAAGTAGCTGAGGCTTTTGGCAAAGGTGTATTGGAAGCAGCAATACCCTTTTTAGATAAAGCTGGAACAGTTTATCTAGCTAATGGACAGTCTATAAATTTATTACCAACTTTAGGAACATCTACTGCTGAAGTATTAGAAGAGGCATATCAAAGCACAAAAGACCTTGCCAAAGCAGGAATGGAGGCAACAGCGCCTATTATCAATAATATAGTAAATCAAATGACGCCAGCTAGCCCAGTTGCAATGCCTATGGTTGCGGCAGGAGCAATTGCAGGAGGCGTAGGCTTCTCACTTTTAAACGATTATCGTCGTCGAAGAGGAAAAATTAGATAGAAATAGGGCCATAAAGGCCCTATTGGTAATTAGTATTAACTAATTAATCTTCGGCTAATTTAGCGAAGTAAGATAAAGACTCATCGTCATTATCAAAATCGATATCTTTAGGGGGCGCTTTAACTGGCGCCTTTTCTACGACTGGTCGAGTTGCTTTAGGTGCAGATTCAACTTGTTCGTTTAAGTCTGTTTCGTCAGCACGCTTATTAGATGTTGTTCCACCTGCTAATCCCATGACCATGACAAATTTCTTTTTCAATTCGTCATAAGATTTAAAGTGTTTCTCATCTAAGAACTGTGTCAAAGAATGTTGCTTGCCCCAAATGCTCTCGATGATAGAATCATCTTCAGAGATAGCGCTTGCAGCTTCGAACTCAGACTTATCATAATTACGATAGCCTTCAACATTGCGAATCTTCAATTTGAAGTTTGCGCCTGTATCAAAGTCAAATACATTGACTGGCTTTTCGTCTTGAAACTGAGGCTCAGCCATATCTTTAATTTTATCAAAGATCTTCTTACCGAATTTATAAAGGAATACTTTACCTTCATTTTCGGGATGTGCTGGGTCTTTAATTACTAAGATGTTAGTAATATAACTTAGCTTGCGCTTTTGTTTACGAGCAATTTCTTTATTTGCTTCTGAGCCTGAATTCCAGAGTTCAGTGTTAAACTCAGAAACAGGATCTGCTTTGCCTAATGTGGTCAAAGAATTCTCGATGTACCATTTACCGCCTGGGCCTTGGAATCCGTGATTCCAAACGCGAACCCAAGGTAGATCTTCGCCTTGAGGTGTCGGCAAGAATCGAATAACAGCATAGCCGTTACCTGCCTTGTCTACTTCCGGAGACCAGTAACGATCATCCGCGCCTCGAGATTCCGATTGGGGGTTTGCGATCTTTTCTACCTCTTTCATGAGGCTGTCAAATCCGCCGCGGGATTTTCTAAGATCAGATAGTGAGTTGATTGCCATAATATTTCCTTCTTGTATTTACGGTGTATAAAAGTATGTTTGTATTAACGTCGTTTAATTTTAATATAATTCGCATATTCATAATCAAAGTCATCTTCAGTATCATCCATTTTTTTAGATGATGCTATATTATATATAAGTTTCTTATGCTTGTCAATAGCAGTTTTCTTAGATATATTCTTTATTTTGCCTTCTCGATAGTCATAATCCGAAGACAAGTTTCGTTTTTTAATACTCATATTAAAAATTGAGGTTCCTTTTACCTTTATGTTTCGTCATTCTTATTTGAATGAACTACAATGTACGGCCAATATGAAATTTTCTTTGTAATCTCTGCTTGGTTGTACGCTAATTTCATTAAATATCTCTGTGTCTCTTTTAGGGACTCAATTGTATTACCTAGTAATTCTCGAGTAACTAATAATTCTTTTTCAAGAGTTTGAATCTTCTGTGTTGTTATGTCCAACTCTTCGTCTAAATATTGCATCGAATTTTTCCTTATCAAACTTTAAAAACGGTTTGTATTTTCTAATTAGTCTTGAGATATCTGGCCACATAATTTTGTCTTGTATTTGAGAATCAAATGTGTCTAGATACGGTCGTATTTTTTCAAGAATAACTAGAGTCTCTAAACTGATAGTTTTTCTAAGAAATGCTTTTATTATATATGGATGGTATGCTTTTGTGATTTTGAAGGAATCGTCAAAAGTTAGCCCCTCTGAGTCTAATTCTTCAATTAATCTATCAATATCATTAGTAAAGATGTATGTTAAACTCTCTACTCGCTTTTTCCAATCTGTATATCTTTGATTTGCTTCTGAATCAAACATCCCACCCCAGCGATCGCCAGACACGAAGTTAGCTATTAAGAAGTTAGCTACTTCTTCGTCAGAATAGGTTTTAGAAACCTTTTTAATAGAGAACAAATCTTTTCTCTTTGCAAAAGCCTGACGACTTGCTCTTACTCTTCCGCGCTGTTGAATCGCATCATAATTTTCTGTAGTGAAATGTAACTTTAATGCCAAGTACATTTTATACACTGAATATTCGTCCATAATCACAATGGTAGTTTTCCTCGTTTTTTAAAATAGTTTTGATCTTCAGCTTCTGATTGAATCTTATCTTTTAGAGACTGATTAATTAATTTAGACACAGACTCAATGTCAATGTCTACTTCATTACAATATTGTATGACAGCATCCATATAACCGATTTTTTCTCTAAACACTCGCTCTTCTATGTGTAGTGAAAATTCATTAGGTGATCTAAATTTTTTAGTAATAATCAAACTATCAGTTAAAATATATTGTACTTCTTCGTTCATTGTGTTTCCGGGAAAAGAACCTCATCCATAAAATTCATAAACACATCTTTATCTACTCCGAAGTTAATCATCATCGCAGGTGTGTGTGGATTTAATTTTTGATTCTTACAGTAATTGTTATGTGCTTCTTTATAATCGTCTTTTGACTCTATACCTACATTATATAGGTAATAGTCTAGATTGTCAATAACTGTAGATGCTAATTGATCAAATTCTTCTTGAGTTTGAATGTTTCCCGCTGCTAGCATATTTGGACTAAAAATACGCCTAGCCCATTCAGGCAAATCCCTTGGTTTGTTCCAAGTAATTTTCGACATCTTATCTTGATACCAATCGTATGTTTTCGAATCACCAGTATGCGAAAAATCGTGGAATGCCCCTGTAATTTTGTTTTGTCCGCAGACTACATCAAAACCAAAGATAGGATCCGAAGAATTATAGTGTGGGAAGATACACATATGCATGACCCACATCTTTTTATGTTTCGTAGCATCTACAATCTCAATGTGTGCTCTGCGAAATTTGTCAGAAGTCCAAATATAATTTTCCCAAGTAAAATTATCCGACTCGTGTCTATATTCTGGTTTTAAATCTTCTGGCGTATATGACTCTAATTTTTTAATAATATCTTTTGCAAGCTTATTAGCCTGCGGCCACACTTCAATCATTATAATCTTTCAACATATTAATGTTATGAGTAAATGCGACATTTGCTTCTTCGGCCAAAGATACGTCTAATTTTTGTCTTACGTTTCCAATTAATTGTGGTAAATTTTCAAACTGAAACATTCTATTACTACCAGGCAATAATTTAGCTAACATTTGTCCGCCAAACATATCGCCCATATGTCTAACATAGATATGTGCCAACATTTTATTAGCATCATCTTTAATTGTTTCTAGATAATTCAAGTAATTAATTGTTGACGCGTTCACCTTACCACTAGATTCGGCGTCGCCTATTAATTCATAATAATCCAATTCTATTGCTTTT